CCAGAACATGAACCTGAAGCAGAACCAGAACATGAACCAGAAGAAGAAGTGGAAGCAAAACCAAAAAAGGTAATTAAAAAGGTTGTTCGTAAGAAAAAATCTACGAATTAAATAATTCATAATAGTTTAATAGATTAATTATATTAATAGTACATCTCGCCCGGATCCAATGTAAAACTCTTTCTTTCCCCTCTTTTATATTGTTCTATTCTTTCCTTTTGTTTTGCACGTTGTTCTATTTGCCATTTTCTTGTTGCCTCACCTTGTGCCATTGCTTTTTTATATCTCTCTTCTGCCTTTTTTTTAGATTTCTCTGATTTTGCCTCTTTTTTTGCTTCCTTTTTTTCTTTTTGTTTAGATTTTCTATTTTTGTACCATTCTGCTACTTTTCCTTTTTTTTCTTTTATTTTAGATAATTTCTGTTCTTTTTTTTCAGACTTCTCTTTTTTAGATAATTTTTTTGTTTTATATTTATTTTCTATTTTAAATAATTCCATTATTTCTTTTACATATCCTCGTATATCATCTATCATACCATCTATACTAGGTGGTATATCATCACATGCTTTAACTTCAACACATCTATTATCACGTTGTTTATCTTTTCCTGACAATGTTTTTTCAGAACAATATACATTATTTTTCCGACATACTTTCTGTATATTTAATAACATCTTTTTTTTTCTTTTATTTTGTAGATTATAATTGATTTCAGATGTATCAGCGTTAGGATCATCCCATTTCCATTTTTTGTATGAACAATCTAATTTAGATTCATTTAATTCATTTTCATCAGAAACATCAAAACTTTGCTGAGAAGTACTACTATTATTATATTTACAGTTTTTTGTAATTGGTTTATTAGGATGATCACAATCTATACCTCGATATTTAGTATTTTCATTATATCCTATATCAAAAATACAATTTTTACTTATTTCTTCATCTGTTAAATTATCATTAGATTTTGAAAAAAAATTTATACCCATTAAAAATATATAAGATAATATATTTTAAAGCTATATAAATTATTATTATTATGAAACATCAACAATTATTACGTATTGATAAAATTTATAGTGATAATATTTATTTATTAAGTAAAAATAGTTATGATAATAAATATGAGTTTGAAATATGTGGTTCAACTAAAAATATTTATAAAGTTAGTATTTATAAATATAGCAAAACTATATATTGTAATTGTCCTGATGGAAAAAGTTATGCTAAAAAAAACGGATTAATTTGTAAACATGCCTGTTTTATTTTATTAAAAGTTTTAAAAATACCAAACCAAGACCTTTTTTTTAATATATTATTATTAGATAGTGAACAATTAGATTATATTGAAACTAAATTAGAATCAATACAATTTGTAGAAAATGATTTTATAAATATGGAATATTTGGATAAATTTAAGAATTTAATCCCAAATGATTTGAAAAATATAATAAAAGATGATGATGAAAAAATATGCCCAATTTGTTATGATGATTTATCTGATATAGAAAATAAAAAAGTAAATCACCAATGTACATGTTGTTTAAAAATATATCATAATAGTTGCATTCAAAAATGGACGACTATTGGGAATAATACATGTCCATATTGTCGTACAGTACTTAAAAATGTTAATAATTATAAATCATTAGAATAATAATATTTCATAATATTAATGAGAAAGTTGTTATTAATACTAATAATTATTATATTATTAATATGTGTAAATGTAAAAGAACATTTTAATAATAAAGATGATGAAAAGTTTTATTATTTTATACATAATTATGCTCGAATACATGGTTTACCATTAGATGTTGCAGCAAATAAATTAAAAAGAATAATAGATAATCATAAATTAAATAAACCAAATATGCCTATTTATCATATATAAGATATTTATATCTAAAATTAATATTTATATATATTAATGGTAAATAAACAATATGGTGGATTTATAGGTACTGTACCTACAATAGGTCAACACGTTGGAAAAGTATTATATTATGTTGGATTAGGATTATATTATATTTTTAGACCACTATTAAGAATTTGGTATAGTAAAAATGAAAATGGTGAAGGTAACTGGCAGATAGGTCATTTTTGGGTTTATGTATGGTATTGTATAAAAGCATGTCTTTACTTAATAATCTTTGTGTTTGGTGGTCCAATAGTTATAGTATTCGGAATTATATATTTATATAGTAAATTATATAACAAGATGAATGTAAGAAATGATGAAAAAACTAAGTAATATCTTCGTATTTTGGGGGTAATTCATCATTTACATCATTTACATTATTTACATCATTTACATTATTTACATGTATTGTGTAACTAGTTTCTTTACTACATTTATACATCATATATTTTAATCCAATAATAGCACCAGCAAAAGATAGTAATCCTAATATAATAAATTCAGCCATATATTAATAGCTATAATATTTTTAAATATAAAATTGATTTAAAAATTATTGTTTCATATTTAAATAATATGAAACTTAGAAAATTTCAAATAAGTTGTCCTGTATTTTGGGGGTACAACAAATATATTGATGTCGAAAAATATAATAATATAAACACCATTTTAAATGATGTCTTAAATAGTTGTGAAGAATTTTTTAAATCAAATAATCTAATCGATATGTATGAATTTTTTAAAACGATTAAATTATCATATCATATTCATGATATTAGTTTTGAAAGTATTTTAAATTCATCTGAAGAGGAAGTATTTTATATATGCAGACATGATAATTGTGAAACAACTATGGATAATAGATTTCAACAAAGATATAATACTTAACCAAACACATTTTCATTACAATATTCTATATAAAGAAATCCATCGTCATCTTTATGTTCATCATAAATGGTAGAAATCATACTTGAACTTGTAGGTAAAACTGATTTATTAATAAATAAATAAAGACTATCTACTTCCTTAAGTTTTATTCTTTTTCTAACAATATATATAAATTGACCTATTGTTAAATCACCTGGAACTAAAAATTTGGATCTTTCTATATCATCTAAATCACATTTTTGTGCTTTATTTACTATAATAGGATATCTATTTGGATATTTTACTTTAATTTTATCAGCTTCTTTTTTTCTTGTTTCAAAATCATATTTTTTTTGAAATGGATTAGACATATATTTATACTATAGAAAATTATTTTATGATTTATACTAATAATTATTTAAAAAGAATCTTAATATATTAATTAAATATGTATTTTTGTGCTAAAAATATTAAAAATAATAGTATTTCTGTATCAAAAAAACCATTAGAAATAATACTATTAAGTAAAAATTTATATGGACTATATCATTCATTTGATTTTACTATATGCATTAACGAAAATACTAACTATACATTTTTTATATCTAATGAAAAAAATAATAGTAATCCATATTTAGAATTTAATATATGCTTTGATGATATTTTTAATACACTATATCCCAGATATGATAATGGATATTTAATTACAAATATAACTAAATCCTTTATAACAGAATATCCTAAAAAGGACTTAATCATTGATATATTAATTGAACATTTACCACTTGAATTAATCCACATTATAATTGATTTCCTTAAGTTAAAAATAATATATAGATTTGAATGTACTTATAAAAATAATATGTATTTATCTAAGCCTAAGATTTATATTCCTAATATATTTAAATGTCAAACATAAAAAAGGATTTAATATTGTGTTTTTTATTAGAACAATATTGTAAAAACAATGACTATGATTTTAATATTTTATACAACAAACTAAAACAAGAAAAACTAATTGATATATCGTATACTCAAGACGCATTAATTCCAGTTGGGTTTACTCCAACAAAATTAGATAGCGATGGAGAATTAAATACATCAAATAGACTAAATAACTATAATATTATTGATAATATTGGTAATGGAAGTTTTGGAAGTGTGTTTAAATGCATAAACAATATTGATAACCAAACATATGCTTTAAAACTTATTAAATTAAATTCTCACAACTACAATAAAATATTTCGTGAAGTTCAATTAATGGCTACATTTGAACATCCAAATATAATTCGTTATTATTGTTCTTGGATAGATAAATCAACTGAATTTATACATTATTTAGAAAATGATAGTTCTTCTTCCAATAATTCAATAATACCATATAATTATTATTTATCTATACAAATGGAACTATGCAAGGAATCATTATCATACTATTTAGAAAAATATGACTATGATTTTAAACAACGAATTAAATATTTTAAGGATATTATAAATGGATTACACTATTTACATGAGAGACATGTAATACATCGTGATCTAAAACCAACAAATATATTAATAGGATTAAATGGAACTATTAAAATTAGTGATTTTGGTATGTCAATCAAACAAGACTATTCTAAAGATGTAGCTATAGGTTCTGATTTATTTGGAACATTTTTATACAGTTCTCCAGAATCAATAAATGATAATTTATATTCGTTTTCAAGTGATATTTATAGTTTAGGTATAATTTTATTTGAAATGTTAAATAAATTTACTACTATTATGGAAAAGACTATTTCAATAACAAATCTTAGAGATAAAAATGAATTTAATAAAGAATTATTAGAAAATCATAGTGATAAAACTAAATTTATATTACAATTAATAAATAAAAATATTATGATTAGACCATCTATCCAAAATATAATATTTTCAAACATAAGTAATATAGATTAAAAATTGTAATTAAGTATAAATATTATTTAAAGAATATTGTTTTTTATTATATTATGAATTTATCTGACATATTTGATATAATTTATGTCGATGAAGATACTAAAGATAAATATGAATCTGTAATAAATAATATTAAAATCAATAATTTGTTACATTTTAATAGTGATATTTCAAACCAAGTATTAATATTAGTTACTAAAAATACATCATATAACAAATCATATAGTAAATTAAAATTAGAATTTCATAATGTAGAAGATAATAATATAAATAATGATATGATTGTAAATGTATTAAATAAAATTCAAAATATTATGAATAATGATGATACTGAAAATGATGAAAATGAAGAATCGTTAATTAATCCGTCAATGGCCCATGAAATTAAACTTATTTTAACTGAAAATGAATATTTGCAGTTACATTTATTTCAAAAAAAATATAATAAAGAAGACAAAAATTATACGACTAATACTATAAAATATGTAACTAGTTTTCAATTAAATGAAAAAATAAATGTTAAAAATAATTATAATATAGAACATGAAGAATTTGGTAAATTTGATTTAGATGAAAGCGAAATAAAATTATTAAATAATCTTGAATTTAGTCCATCATGTGATATAAATTATTTATCAAATGTAGATTATTATTATAAAAAATTTAGAACCTTTTCTCATCAAGGTCAAGATGATTATGATATAATATATGAATATTTAGAAAATTATGAAATATGTGATGATTATTTGCTTAAAAATATTAATAAAATAATGTCTGGTTATTATTTAAATTATAATGATATATCATTACAAATTATAATTAAATTAATAATATTATCTACTATTGGTGGATTAGGTGATAATCATAAATATTTAACACATTCAGATTTTAGTTTAAATAATTCATTAAATAACTATTTTACATATAACAAGAATGTATCTGATGTGTTTGAGAAAATTCTTATTACAAATCTAAATATTATGTGTGATGCATGTAATGAAAAAATTACACATAATATAGTAGATAAATATTATCATAGTGATATTGGTGGTGATTTATGTGAAAAATGTTATAAAATTAAAAAAGATAAATTTTATGAACGCATAAAATATTTAAAATCAAAAATATTATTAGTTGGTCGTAATTCTATATTCAAAAAAGATATTGCTAAAACACGGTTATTTCTTAAAAATAAGAAATTCAAAATGAAAAAAAAACCATATTACAAATTATTAGAAACAATTAATAAAAATTTAGTTAAAATTAATAGTACAACCAATTTATGTAAAATTTGTTACCAACCCTTAAAAACAGATATTTATGTAGGAAGCGAATGTGGTCACTGTTTTCATAAATCGTGTTTAGATTTATGTCCAGATACTAAATGTCAAATTTGTAGAACTGAAACTAAATTTATTCAATTATTTTTATAAATAATATTTAGTTATATTATAATGCGATTTATTAAATCTATGAAACATGTCGGTGGCGCAAAATGTTCTTCATTCAAAAAAAATAAACCTCCAAAATGTATAGACCAACCTGGATGTAAATGGGTTGTAAAACAAGGATGTAAGCCACAATCACCATCACCACAAAAACCAAAACCAAAATCACCATCACCACAAAAACCAAAACCAAAATCACCATCACCACCAAAACCAAAATCACCATCACCACAAAAACCAAAACCAAAATCACCATCACCACCAAAACCAAAATCACCATCACCATCAAAACCAAAACCAAAACCAAAACGTAAATCTAGAAAAAAATTTATAGTAAAAGAAATAGATTTGTCAAATCAATATCAATCACCTCCCCTATCCATTAATATTGGAAGATATACTGTTCCAGCATTAGGTATGGGTACATTGCCATTAGGAGTAACATATGCACCTGGTGGTAGGCCAAAAAGAGAAGATGCTATTAAACTAATACATTATTCGTTGGATAAAGGTGTAAGATTTTTCGATACTGCTGATACATATGGCGCAGATAATAAAGATTTACATTATGTTGAAAAATTATTGACAGAAGCTATTGATAGTTATAAAGGTGGTTCTTTAGTGGACGAAGTCGTTGTAGGAACAAAAACCGGAATGAAACGAATTAATAGCTCGGTAAGGGGATGGCGTCCTAAAAATTTTAAAAATATAGAAGATTTTAAGAAAGCTGTAATGAATTCATATGTTGCACTTGGTAGCAAACCAATTAAACTTTGGTCACTGCATCATACTGATGGTTATGATGTGGATGATCCAACAAAATTTATAGAAGTATGTAATGCTATTAAAGATTTATTAGATGAAAACATTATTGAAAATGTAGGATTATGTAATTGTAGCACAGCACATTTAGATATCGCTAGAGAAATAATACCAATTGTAGCAGTACAGAATTCATTTAGTTTGTATGATAAAACCGCGCTTAAAAAAAGAGTAAGGAAAATAGCTTCTAAATCTAATAAAAATGAAATAATAGATTATTGCAGAGAAAATAATATTATATTTACACCATATGGAGCATTAGGTGGCACTCAGTCTAGAGATGGACGTAGAAATTTACAAAATGATTTTGGCGCTCTCTACGAAATAGCAGAAAAAAAAGGTGTTTCTCCACAAGCTTTAATATTATCATGGATGAGACATAAGTTTCCTTTTATACTTCATATTATAGGTACTCGTAATATTGCACACCTTGATGATTATCTTTCTAGTATAAATATACATTTTACTCATCATGAAATATCAGAATTAGATAAACTTTAAATAATTAATATCTTTTATTATATTATAATGCGTTTTATTAAATCTATGAAACATGTTGGTGGTGCGAAATGTGCTTCATACAAAAAAAATAAACCCCCAAAATGTATAGACCAACCTGGTTGTAAATGGATTGTAAAACAAGGATGTAAATCTGGAGCAACACCAGCAAAAAAAAAGGCAACACCAGCAAAAAAAAAGGCAACACCAGCAAAAAAAAAGGCAACACCAGCAAAAAAAAAGAACACCAGCAAAAAAAAAGGCAACACCAGCAAAAAAAAAGGCAACCCCAGCAAAAAAAAAGGCAACACCAGCAAAAAAAAAATCGCAAAAACAACAGGTTTTTCCAAAATTAAAATTAGATAAATATTCATTGGGGAGACATGGATACAAGCATACAGAAACATTAACAGAAAATCAAAGACATAATGCTATAAATAGTGCTGTTGGTGAATATGGTGCTAGACCAGTATTAGGTAAAATTGGACTATTAAGAACACTTCATAAATATAAGAAACCAGAATTATCTAGAAAATACTATGATAATATGGTATGGTTAAGGAAAAAATATGATGGTCCTCCACACTTTAAACAACCATATGAAAAAAGTGCTTTATTTAGAAAATGATTTAATTTCTTTTTTTTTATTTAATTTACAATTTTCAATCATATAATATAATATGGTATAAAATGGCATTACTAACCAAAATATATTAACCCACATAAATGCTCTATCTGTTAACCATGTATTTGAGGGAAAACTGCTAGTATTATAATTTACATTAGATGGCTCACGTTCTTGAATAAAATAAGAAAACATATATAAGAAACTATTCATAAATTGTGTTCCCATACTTACACTTAATGCTATTAAATAATTGTTATGATTTCCTAATATTTTAAACATAATTGCTAAAAATGAAAATAAAGCACATTGAGTACAATGACTACCTTCAATAATTCTACTCCAATCATCTCCATGGCTCATATATTCTCTATCTGCCCATGCACCATATTCAGCGTAAAATATGTGTGATAATTTCCATGGTAATACATATGAAATATCATAATTATTAGTCCATGCATGTTGATTATTTTGAATTAATTCTAAAGACATATCTGTAACTTTCATATAATTTGATATGTAAGCAATTTCCCATAATCCAGTTAATATGGTCATCATTACCCAAAAATAGGTAGCTTTATTAATAGTTTTTAAATTTTTAAAATTCATTCTAACAACAATAGAACCTATAAAATATAAAAATAATTCTAATATTCCAATTATATACCCTTTCATTTTATAATTAATTATAATTAATGTTTAAATAGTTATATTTTATATAACTTTTTGTGGTCATTAAATATGATTTTTTAAACGAACAAAAGACACTTCCATATGTGATATTTTTAAAAATTAATTATTAGATAAGAAATAGATGTCTGTATTACTATATACAGAATTTATAAAAAGTAGATAAATTTGAACCGAATCTGAAAATCATCCAATGTACCCATATTTATATTATCAATTAATAAAAATTAACGGATTCGCAGAATTAAACGGAAATGATTATCAAGAATATCTAAATAAATGGAACTTTAAAACACAACATGAAAAAAAAATCCAACTGTCAAGTTATTGTCAAAAAATCCTCAAAATCAACCATCCCAGCTGTGCATTTTTCTTTTTTTTTTCAGCCACCTAGGCACCAACCTTCCCAACTTATTAAGCACTGAAGGCTTTTTCTTTTTTGTCCCTGGGTTGGGAGGCAGCGGGTCTTCTTCTTCTTCTTCTGGGGCTTCCTCGACCGATTTCAATTGTGGTGTTTTCTTTCCCCCTTTTAAACTATATTTGGTTTTGAGTATCTTTGATTTTTTATTTCTTTTAGAACGCAATATATTTTTTTTTTGTATCCTTTTCATCTTAGAACGTTTCCCACCTTTAATATTTCGTTTAGATTTTACTTTCATTATATATAATATATAATATATAATAAAATTGAGTTAAAAATTAATTAAATTAATAAATTAATTATATAATAAAATTGAGTTAAAAATTAATTAAATTAATAAATTAATTATAATGGAAACATTACCAGATGAATTGTATCTTAAAATATTCATTCATTTGTTGCCAGATAAATCATGCAATATTAATGAATTTAAAAATTACTTTTTAGTAAATAAACAATGGTACAAAGTATTAAATGATAGTCAATTAAAATTACATTTTTCAAATCAATTAACAAATGAATATGAACCATTAGGTCAAACTCAACCTATATATACAACCTATAATGATTTAATAGATTTAGCATGTTACAATTATATTTTACTAGGTTATCATCCTAAATTAATAAACATCTTTGGATATAATACACTTATTAATTTACCAGTATGCCAATTTAAAAATGCTGATTGTATTGATAATTTATGTTTTAATCCAGTATGTAATTATAAATATCACAATATATCTAAATATATTACAAATTCAGTCATGAGAGGTATAGATAATTTTAATAGACATTATTTACTATTTGCATACAAAAATACAGAAACAAACGAACATTATTATGAATTCATTTATAATAAATTAATACACGATAAAATAATAGTAACATATTCAGGAATTTATAATAATACATTTATAGGAATGTTAAGCGATAATACATTCATATCATCACAGACAGACCCAGAAAGAGAATTAAATGTATTCTCGTATAATTATATACAAAAATTAATTAATAGAGAAAAATGTACCATTCCACAATGGAATGATTATTATGATATTTATAAAGAAGATGTAAACACACCAAAAGGTAATATAGAATTAATTTAATTTCTACAATCTTTATTGTAGACATCAATCATTATTTTTGGTAATTCATCATTTGTAAAAATAGTTTTCATTATATGTCCATCAAAATAACCAATAAGTTGAAAATGATATTGATTTAAATAATATATTATAATAGTTTTTTCATTACTATCTATTGATGCTGTTGGATGAACTGTATATTTTTCATCTATATTTTTAGAATCATTATTGTTTTCTGAATTTAGAATAATTACATTAAATTTCAATTTTTTTTGCAATAACTGTAATAATATATGATCTCCCCAAATATTATTATTAGCAATAATTTTTTTTAATTGACTAATATTTTTAATATCATACGGATCCCAATCATTTGTAAAATCAAATTGATTATCATCATATTCTAATTTGTAAGATTCTATAATAAATTGAAAATTCTCTTTATTAATTTCATTCGCAGCAAATTGCCTTAATTTATCCACATCATATTTAGGTAATCTCAATTTTTCTAGAAATTCACTATTTAATGCTTCACATAATACATGAAATAAGCAATCTCCATCTGAACCACATTCTAAAAGACCAAAACAAGAATTTTTACTATCACTTTCTTTTAATCTTCTTTTCCATCCAAGACATAATTTAGTCCATCCATAATCATCCAAATAATTATGCCAATTATCTTTTGTAATTTTTTTTATTTTATTATTAGATTCATAAAATGTTTCCCCATTTTTAATATATAATGAATCAGTTAAATAATAGTTCATAATTATTATAAATGGTATTTATCTTTTTAAGTATTATTAATTAAATGCGTTGGAAAATTGTAAAGGACTAGTAGCTCCCCCTAACGGTACCGCAGGACCTTTTACAATATTGACTTCAATAGGATCATCATTTTCGGTTGGTAAAAATCCGGATTGATCTATTAATTCTGGTACAACAGGACGATGATTATCTTTAACAACTAATCTATTTGATATATTATTTTCAAATGGTAATTCGACTTTACTTTGTGGATCATTACATAACCATTCCCACCGATTCCACCCAGTTCCACGTAAATTACATGATGGATTACTTATTCTAGTATTTTCAGTAGGAGGCATATTACAATTTTTAAAATTTTTTAATTCTATATCATTATTAATATCTCCTTTTTTATTAAATTTAGGAACAAAACTATCACTACTACAATTACTTAATTTTCTATTTATATTAATTAATTCTGAATCTACATCAATTAATGGTAATGTTTTTGAAATACTACCACCAGATCTTTGCAATATTATTTGTGGATCTCTATTAAAACAATCTTCTGGGGAAATACAAGGTGTATTTAATTGGTATTCGCATGGACCTACAGATTCCGATAATTCTTGTTTGTATGCGCATGAATCATAATCAAGTCTGTTGAAACTCATATATATTTATAGAAGATATTTATTTAAAAAATAATTCTAAAATGGTACATAAATAAACTTTTCAAATTCTAAATATAAATAATCTTTTGAAGATATATTATTAATAGTAAAATCAATATTATGTATTAAATTAATTTCATTTTCTGATATATGTGTATCCTTTTGTAAATTTGGTCTATTAATCTTAATAATATTAAAATTTTTGGATTTCAAATACTCTACTTCATGTTTAAATCTAACATCTGAAACAACAATATTTTTATCACTATTATTTTCTAAAAATATTTCAAATAATTTTAACCAAATTTGCTTTATCTCTAATTCTGGAAATAATTTTAATAATATATCTTGTCCAAATTCTGTACCAATTCTTTGAAATATAATTCTTGGACTTACATTCCATCGTTTATCAATGATGTCTTTATCATTTCCATATAATTGATTATCTGTTAAATTAAATAATATTTTACTAATTTCTTTAATTGGAGTCGCAAAATTATATTTAATAAAATCTTTATCTTTTACTAAATAATCTGCTAATGTATCTTTTCCACATCCTTTATTCCCTAATAACCCAATTCTTTCCATAATTATAATAATAAATTAAACTTTATATGTTTGCAATTCATTAATTATTTTTGTTAAAGTTTCAATATCACCATATTTAATAATTTTTTTTAATGTATTTATATTAATATTATTATCGTCTATATATCTTTTTAATTCATGATCTTTAATTATATCATTTACATTATTATTTAAATTATTCCCATTATTATTATTTAAATTATTCCCATTATTATTTAAATTAGTCCCATTATTATTTAAATTAGTCCCATTATTATTTAAATTA